ACCTGGATCACCTTCGAGGGCTACATGAACAGCTTCCCGTTCAGCTTCGCCCTGAACGACGTGGTGAAGTCGACCGTCGGCATTCAAGTGTCTGGCGACCCTGTTCTGGTACCGAAAGTAATCACCCCGTAAGGAAGCCCCATGGACCTCAGTATCAACGCACTGAAAGCCGCCGGCGCCTTTGTCGCGGCGCCGGTTAAGAAAGATATCGCCTGGCATGCCGACGGCAAGCTGCAGGAGGCGACGATCTACGTCCGTCAGGACTCTTTCCATACGCTGACAAAGCGCTGGGAAGAACAGCGCGAAGGCGCAGATGCGACGGCGATTCGCATTGCCGCCAGTGTCTGCAATCAAGCTGGCGAGTCTGTCTTCACGCTTGAGGACATTCTCGGCTCCGAAGCATCCGGCCATGGTCCACTCACTGCTGAGCTGACTATCGTTCTGCTTGCTGCCATTCAGCAGGCGAACGGCGTCAGCAAGGAAGGCGCGGAAAAAAAATAGAGCCCGCCGATGAGTTCTGGCATGAGCTGGTGCTCAACGGCATTGGCGGGCGATCAATTGCTGAAGCGAAGGCCAGCCTCACCTATCCCGAGGCTATTTCGTGGATGGCGTACGTCAGGCAAAACGGCTCACTGAATCTCGGCAAGCGCCTCGAGCAGGGTTTTGCCTTGCTCGCCACTGTGCTCAATCGGGTTAACGGTGGGCAGGCTGAGTTTTCCGACTTCCTACCCGATCGAGAGCCAAGGCCTGAACCGGCCGAAGCAACGGCGGACGACATCATGCGGCTGCTGCAGTCGGTTAAGAGGTGATTTATGGCTGTTGATTCACTTGGCCAGCTGACGGTCGACCTGGTGGCGAACACTGGCGGCTTCGAAAAGGGTATGGATCGGGCGCAGCGGGCGCTCAAGTCGGCGACTAAGGAGGCCGCCTATCAGGCTGGTCAGCTGGATAAGCTGGTCGGCCAGATTGACCCGGTCGTCGCCGCCTATGGTCGCCTGGACAAAATGGAAGACCAGTTGCGTGCCCATCGTGCAGCAGGGCGCCTGGACGAGCCTGATTTTAAGGACTACCTCGCCAAGCTGGCGGAGCAGCGCAATGCCCTGACCCAAACCGACGCGGTCATGCAGAAGGGTGGTCAGTCGGCGAAAGCTTTTGCTGCGAACTTGCGTAACGTTCCGGCTCAGTTCACGGACATCGCCGTTTCGTTGCAAGCGGGTCAAAACCCGCTGACCGTATTCCTGCAGCAAGGCGGCCAGCTCAAGGACATGTTCGGCGGCATTGGTCCAGCAGCCAAGGCTTTGGGTGGGTACGTCGCCGGGCTGGTGAATCCGTTCACTATCGCCGCTGCGGCGGGCGCGGTACTGGCTCTGGCATACAAGCAGGGCTCTGATGAGGCGACCGCTTTTCGCACCTCGCTGACGCTGACTGCCGGTGCTTCGGGGGCAACAGTCGATTCGCTGGGTAGTCTCGCGCGGAACGTAAGCGTCACCACCGGCACGGTAAGTGCTGCCGCTGAAGTTCTGAATCGGCTGGCCGCATCGGGCAAAATCCCGGTCGAAAGCTTCGACAGCATTGCCATCGCCGCGCTGAAGATGCAGGAAGCCACCGGCAGGGCAGCGACGGACACTGTTGCCGACTTCGAAAAGCTGGCCAAGGATCCGGCCAAGGCCTCGAAAGAGCTGAACGACCAACTCGGTTACCTCACCGCCAGTACTTACGCGCAAATTGCCGCGCTGGAACAGCAGGGCGATCGCCAGGCTGCCGCGAACCTTGCGGAGTCGACCTACGCTGATGCGCTGAAAACCCGGGCCGACAAGATCATCGACAACCTTGGGTTGGTCGAATCTGCTTGGCACCTAGTGAAGTCAGCCGCCAAAGGTGCCTGGGATTCGATTCTTGATGTGGGTCGTGAGTCAACGCTCGACGAAAAGTTAAAGACGCTGCGCGAGCAGATGCAGGACATGACTCGTGATGGTCGGAACGCGGCCGTTGAGGACCCTTTTCGCTTCGAGCAAAACCAAAAAGACACCACCAACATTCTGGTGCAGAAAACCGAGGACGAGCGCCGAGCGAAAGCCAAGGCGCAAATTCTCACCCTTGAGAAGCAGTCCATCGCTGCTCAGGACGCGCTCAATCAGTCGCTCAAGGACGCCGCGCCGAACGCTGAAAAACTCCGCCTGCGGTATGCGGAGATCGAGAAGCAGGTTGAGTTGGCTCGGCAGAAAGGCAAGTTTTACTCCGAGGATCAGGTCAAGCAGTTGCGCGATGCGGCGGCGAAGCAATTCGCAGACCCCAAAGCGCCAAAGACCCCCAAGGCAAAGGCTTACACCGAAGACGCAGGGATGCGCATGCTCGACAGTCTTCGCGAGCAAAACGCCGCTTTGCAGGCTCAAGATGAAAGCTCTCAAAAGCTGAATCAGTCCCAGCAGGCGCTGGCGAAGTGGGAGCAGCAGATCGCCGATATCAAGACTAAGCAGGTTTTGACGGCCGATCAAAAGTCGTTGTTGTCCAACGAGGCGCTGATAACGGCGCAACTCAAACGGAATGCCACACTCGAAACGGAAGTGGATCTTCGGAAAAAGGCCGCCGAAGAGGCAAAGAAGCTGCTCGCGTTTCAGGAGAATTTGAGCAGCCAGCTTTCCAGCGCCCAAACCGGCCTCAGCAACAGCCTGGCGGGCCAGGGTCTCGGCGATCAACAAAAGCAGCGCCTGCAAGAGCGGTTGAGCATTCAGCAGTCCTACCAGTCGCAGCTGGATCGCCTGGAATCCCAGCACAACAAAGGGCAGATCAGCGACAGCCTGTACACGCAGGAAACTGCAGCATTGCAGTCGGCGCTTGATCAGCGCATGTCCATGCAGACCAACTACTACAAAGACTTGGATGCCGCACAGTCTGACTGGTCGCTGGGTGCGAGCTCTGCGTATCAGGATTACCTCGAAAGCGCTCAGAACGTGGCCGCGCAGACCAAAAGCCTTTTCGCCAACGCGTTCAGTTCGATGGAAGACGCGATCGTCAATTTCGCCATGACCGGGAAGCTGTCGTTCGCGGACTTTGCCAAATCGGTGCTGGCCGACATGGCTCGTATCGCGGCGAGGCAGGCTAGCTCCTCCGCGCTCAGCGGGATACTCGGTTTAGCCACCACCGCTGCCAGCGCTTACTTCGGTGAATCATCTGGCGCCACGCAATCGGGATATACCGGCTCAGACTACTCAAATTGGGTGAATAGCCAAAGGAGTGGTTACGACACGGGTGGCTATACCGGCAATGGTGGTAAGTATGAACCGGCCGGCATTGTCCACGGTGGAGAGGTGGTCATCCGTAAGGATGTGGTTGATCGGCCGGGGATGAAAGATTACCTGGTGAGCTTGAACAAGCGAGGGTACGCCGATGGCGGGTATGTCGGACTGGCTGCTGGCTCAGGACTAACGGGCGATTCCGGTGCCGCGCAGAGTGAGTCTGCGACACGTACTGGCAAACCAGGCCAAGTTATTATCGAGGTCAACGTTGATGCCACTGAAGGCCCTGCTATGCCAGATCCGACGCGTTTGGCCGAAGCCATCAAGGTGGTGGTTAGGCAGGAAATTGCGACCGCTCGCCGTAACGGCGGCCAACTTGCCTGAGGAGTAATCATGCTGGAGTTCACTTGGCTGGCCAGCTATGACGCCACCAAAACAGTTACCCAGACCGTCAAGGTCATCAAGTTCGGTGACAACTACGAGCAGCGGCAGGGGAGCGGTATCAACCGACAGTCGCGCAAGTTCTCGCTTAAGTTCACGCGAGCGGTTGAAGAAATTGATGCCATCGAAGCCTTCCTCTCAGCCAGAGGCGCTGTCGAGGCTTTCAGTTACACCCACCCCGGCCAGCCAGCCGGGGTTTTTGTTTGTCGAGAATGGGCGCGCACAGATATTTCCTTCGCTGTACACGGCCTGACCACAACGTTCGAGGAGGTCTTCGAGTGAGTGAATTACAAGGTCAGCTCGCGCTGGCGAATGGCCTATCAATCTGGGAAGGCTTCGAACTGGTGTTGCCCGGCCAGACGATTCGCTTTCACGCCGGAACCAACCAGTTGCTGGGCTCGGTGGTGTGGAAAGGCAACGTCTACACGCCCTGGCCAATCAACGCCGTCGAGTTCGCCACGCCCAGCCAGGGATCGCCGGCCCGACCCAAGCTTCAGGTCGGCAACTTCGGCGGCACCATCTCGGCGCTGTGCCGACAGTACGAAGACCTGCTCGCCGTCAAGCTCAAGCGCCGCCGCACGCTGGTCAAATACATGGACGCGGTGAACTTTGCCGACGGCAACCCTACGGCCTCTCCGACCGAGGAATATCCGGTTGAAACGTGGATCATCACGCGAAAGGCCAACGAAACCCCGGCCGCTATCGAGTTTGAACTGGGCTCACCGCTCGACTTGCAAGGCGTCAAGCTGCCACGGCGCCAGGTGGTGGCCGGTACTTGCCTGTGGGCTTACCGATCGGGGGAGTGCGGATATGGCGGCGGCCCGGTGGCCGACTATGCCGACAACCCAACCAGCGATCCCGCCAAGGACCAATGCAGTCTGACCATGAGGGGCTGCAAGAAACGTTTTGGCGCAAATGGCGAGCTTCCTTTCGGCGGCTTCCCGGGCAGTGCCCGCGTACCGAGGTTTTGAC